CACGGTTTTCTTTTTTGTATTTATGTTGATATTCTTTTATTTTTTCTTTATTTTTTTCTTTATATTTTTTACTATATAAATAGAACTTATCTGCATTATTACTATAATACTCTTTGCTATCTTGAGAATTTTTTAGACAAACCTCACAAACTCCACAATTTGTATATCTTTTTGCAACATGACCATTTTTACATGGTTTATTTGTAAAATAATGCGTTAAATTTAACCTAATCGCATCTTTTCTACTAATTGGAAGAATCAAGTTTATATTCCCATGTCGTAGGCGTGAAGCCCATTAATCTTGCTTTCTTTTCCCAGCCCTTGCGAACTGACGTAAATGTTACTTTCTTTGCACCGCCATTGCTTGCTATCTTATTTATTTCTTTAAATCCATCTAATAAATCTTGATGTGTCGTTAAATATGCTACCCAAACATGAAGAGCATCACCTATCGGTTGGAGTACCATAAATCCTACAGGCTGATTATCACGATAACCAATCCATAGCATTGATCTCTGTTCAAAGCAATCGCAATAAATGTCTTCGACAATCCAACTATCGTGACCTTTTGCTCTTACCTTTTCTAGACCTTCTTTAATCCAACTCCAGTGACTGCGGAGTTCATCTTTAGATATATATTTAACTTGCATTATCCAACAACAATATATTTATATGTTAGTCCAGATGTAGAGTTAGCATGATGCGTAATTGTTGCTTCACCTTTAGATGTAGAGCTTACGTAAGGAATTACAAATATATCGCTAGTATATCCGTCAGACGAAACATAATTCATTGTTGCAATAGTTGAAGGTGTAGATGGTCTTGTCGGACTTGTTTGAGCTGCCTTTTGATCAATCGTAACCAATGTATCAGTTGTTGACCACATAATTTCAATGTAATCATTTTTAGCCAAGTCAATGAAAAAATTCATTGATGCAATGACGTTATATGGATCATTTGAATTACGTCTTGCTGCCAAGCCAAATATACTATTAGACTTTGGTACGTCTACACCATTTTTTCTAAACCATACGCTAACATCTTGAGATGTATTAGACATATTGGAAAGTTGAAAACTAAACTGGACATTATAAAGACCAGAATAATCAACCTTTAAATGTGAACTACTTGCTACTGAAATTCCATAAGAGTAGTCAGTAGTATTAAATGTAATTGGATAGGCAGTTGTTGTGCTTGAAGCAGATTGGTCTGTACTATCCTGCCATGCGCCATAAGGCAATGCAATATTTGCTGCTGCTGCGGTATTAGGAATCAATAAAACTACTGAACTATAGCCAATACGTTCGTTATAGATGGTAGTTGTAGTAGCGCCACCAGTATTTAGCGTTATAACGCCCGTGTTATTTGATTTTCCATCAAGTAAATTATTGACTACTTCAGAAATCTCTCGTGGATTTGCACCAGCAGGGTTTAATTTTCTATATTGTTGATTGACAATTGTCATCGAGTGCCTTGTGGAGTTAAATCAACATCAATTGCCAAAGCATTTGTCCATCTAGCACCTGATGGCTTCACAGAAAGTGAATGATATTTACCGTTGCTGCGTAATGGTACTCTATTTTCACTGGAGCTGTCAATATATGAACCGTAATCTTTGGTTTGATTCAATAGGTTAGCAGATTTTATTGCGACACTAGCTGAACCGTTGTCAACAATTGGTCGTGCAAGCGTAACAGTTGAGTTATATTCGCTACCAAAATATCCAGTATTAATGATTGCTTCAGATGCTTGACCAGTAAATGTCACAATTTTACCACCTACAGCACCAGCAAATAGCGTCTTACCGCCAGAATACAAGTTTGAGTCCATAGATGTAGTCATGGTATCCATTGTATAGCCAGCAGCAGCAGCAGCATCCAAATCAATAGCCTTGCCAGTGCCAGTTCCAGAGCCTGTAGCAGTAAATTTTACGCCTACAGTATTAGCAGAAGCACCAATTGATGTGAAGTTAGTAGTGCCAATTTCAGAAATTGTGTACTGTTTACCAATTGTAAATGATCCAGCACTCACTTGATAGCTAATATCTAGACCTTCTAGCGTTGTACCAGCAGAAGCACTTGTGGCAACAATCTGGGCATCAGTTTCACCGTATGACCACTTATTTACTTGCCAGTTATAAATCATTAATCCACGTTTAGCAAATGTTGTTTCAAAGTTCCATACAACAATCTTACGGAATGAGTCAACTGTTGCTGACATATTTGAAAGTGTAGATGGGTTTGCATTTGCGTGAAACCATTTGTCTACTTTTTCGTTACCAATTGGAGTAACTGTAGTGCCATCGCATGAGTAAAATCCCTCTTCACCCAAGAAGTAGGTTACATTGCCATATTTAGTAACAGAGTTACCTTCCACGCAGCCAATACCTTTAGCAATCGTATCAAATTGGAAGAAATATGGAGAGCCAATATAGGACATACGAATAATCGCACGATCCATTAAGATAAGACCAAACTCACCACCAGTAATTCCGTGAATATTTCCACCATCTGGAATAATTTGGCTATCTGACTGTGATGCTGCACCTGTAGTCCAGTTAGTTTCATCATTGATATCTGACCATTGGATTTTATTTGCGTTAGATCCATTATCAAGACTTGCAGCAACTACGAAATCACGTACTACTGCAACATATTCAGCAATAGGAGCGTTTACATTTAAATCATCAAATGTAGAACTAGATCCAAGTGTATATGATTGAAGTTTATTAGAATTATTTGCAGCGATAACTGTATTGCCAAACTGAATGAAGTTCCATTTTTCTACGTTAGTATAACCACCAACTTTAGAAACATCATCCATGCTCTTGTCAGATGAGTCATATTTAAATAATTTTGTTGCGCCACCTGCAAAAATATTTGTAGTAGCACTAAATCTTGCAGCAAATACATTATTTAATGTTTCACTAGCAGCAGATGAATAATCAACAGCCAAAGGAAACGGATTGTAACCAATAGCTGCTGGAATTACGTTATATGCTGTTGATAGATTTTCGACAACAGATGGTTGATCTGGAGTCCATTCTGTAAATGTAATTCTTTGAGTTGCCATTACCATTTTCCTATTGGACAATTGCTGTTAAGCATTTCTACTTTTATATTTATTATGCATCCACATTTACCGCAAGTATTTACTTTTAATACTTCTTTTAGATGCTCACATTTTAAGCAAATTTCTTTGCGTTCATTTACCATGAGATTGTAATAAATCCACCAGATCCAGAACCGCCACTTGAGTTATTGCCACCACCACCGCCACCAGCACCAAATCCTGTAGCATTTCCGCCATTACCAACTGAATAACCAACGCCACCAGTACCGAATGGTGAATCTGCACCATAACCATTGCCACCACCACAAGCTCCAGCATGACCAGCAGTACCATTTGTACCACCAGTTCCAGTGTAAGTGCCAGCAGCACCACCTTGACAGGCATTAGGAGCAGATCTATCTGGAGCATTACCACCACCTCCAGCAATTAAAGATCCAAATGTAGTATTTCCACCACCACTTGATCCTACTGCATACGATATTGAAGCACTTGGAGTTACAGAAACAGATACGGCATTGAAATATGCTCCTGACCCACCGGCTGGCGAAGGCCAGCCTTGACCAGACGTATAATTCCCTTGACCATTACCACCACCGCCAATCATTGTAAGCGTTACTGAAGTAACACCTGCTGGCACTGTCCATGTTCCTGAGCCTGATGAGAATGTAATTGTATTAGCATTTACTGGAGTAATAGACATATATCCATCTTGACCTGTATCACCATAACTACATTGACCACCACGACCACCAGATCCTTTTGAAATAGCATTTACGCCTTCATTTACAGGGCGTGAACAATTACCAGTATCATATGTACCAGATCCAGATACACCATTAGGGCTTCCACCAGCTCCAGCAGATCCATTATTTACAGATCCACCACCACCACCAGTTGCACTGTATAAAACAGTAGCTCCACGAGATATACTAGTAGTTCCACCTGCTGCACCATTATAATCTCCAGAACTATTGTCTGGATTTGTTGCAGTATTACTATTAAATCTATAGTTACCGCCATATCCACCTTTACCGATAACTACAGTAAGAGTTTCACTTGGAGTAACTGAAACTGTTAGATTTGTTCTATATCCTCCAGAACCGCCACCAGAACCGCCAACAATATTTCCGCTAGAATTATTACCACCGCCACCACCGCCTGCACCAGCAAGTTGACCGATTGTTAGTGAATATACACCTGCTGGAACTGTATATGAATAAGTTCCGTTAGCGCTATAAATTGTTGATCCAACAGAATCTGGATAAAACTGCTTACCAATTCCACTTTGGAATATTAATGATGCAGATGGAGATTTCCATACACCACCAGTTTTAACAAATAACTGTTGTACTTGTTTCCAAACGCCAGATTGTTTTACAAATAATTTAGACATTAAGATACCTGATACCAGATATCACCATCTGCGCCACCACTTGGAGCTGATGATGAAATTGTTTTAGTTCCGCCACCGTTAGTGCCAACTGTTACGCTATTAATAGAGCCAGTTACACCAGACATAGTGCCACCAGTAATTGCTACAGCACTAGCATTTTGAGATGCCATTGTACCTAGCGTTCCTACTTTTGAAGTAACGAATGCAGTAGTTGCTACTTTTGTAGAATTATCAGAAGAAATCTGTGTTGGAGCTGTTACATCACCAGTAAGTGTTGTTGTGCCAGTAACTGATAAGTTACCACCTACAGTGAAGTTATCACCATCAGCGCCAGACTGCATATCCTTAATCTGTGCCATCATCTCACGGATGCCATTATTAATACCAGAAGGAGCGCATCCCTCTGCAATATCAATACCACCTACATCTGTATTATTTGATGGTGTTGATGACCATTCACTAATCTTATTCTTTGCCATAATTTAGCCTTTGCGATACCAAGTATTATTATTTACTACTACGTCATTCCAATTATTTGTAGTTACAACTACGTCTGTCCAAGTATTTGATCCTACTGTTGATTCTGTCCATACATTAGAGCTTACTGCAACATCATTCCATGTATTTGTATCTACTGGAACTGGTGTCCAATTATGACCTAGTGGATGACCTTCACATACTACTGAAGCGCTGCATGAAATAACTGCATATCCACCCCAAATAGGATTAGATTTTGCTGTTAAATATGCATATCCATTTACATCAGCAGTTGCACTATATTCTACACCACCAAGCGCAGTTGCATTTGCATAACCATTTATTGATCCAGCATTTGTGCGAATGCGAATTGCATTTGACTCTGCTTGAGCATTGCCAGTAATGTATGCTTTATCATAGAAAATACGATAAGAAGCAGCATCAAAGTATCCAGTACCATTAATTGCAGCAGAATCTGTGCGAACACGAATAGAACTTGCAGAAACGTCCGCTAAGCCATTAATTACTGCTGTGTCTAGTCGATACCTTACTGCACTAGCGTTAACGCTTCCTACGCCATTTATTGCAGCTGAATCAGTACGTATTACATAAGAAACTGCTGTTGCATTGCCATAACCAGTAATTGCTGCTGAATCTGTACGAATTGCGTATGCTGATCCAGTAAAAGTTCCATAACCTGCAATCTGAGCAGAAGCTAGTAGTAATTGACCTGCTAAAGAACTAAATGGTGCAGCAGAAAATGCTGATATACCAAACATCTATTACTCCTCTGCAGGTTCTGGTGTATTGCCTTCTTCAAGCCATGCTAGATATGCTTGGTAGTCTGTGTTAGCTGAGTCGAAAGGAATGCAAGCACCATCTTCGATTCTAATTACTGATGTAGCTTTTCCAAAAAATGGATGGTCTTTAATTAGTTTATACATTTATAGCTCCGCTGAAGCATCTAACCATGAACTTGCAGAATTATTTGCAATGATTGATACTGCTTTACCAGCAGTAACTGATGATGCTAAATTTAAACCATATCCAATTACACTTGCTGTTCCATAATTGCTTTGAATAGAACTTACTGCCACAATTGATGAACCATCATAAATTGCTAATGCGTTAATAGCTAATGTTGGTACTGCTCTCATAGTTACTGGTGTTGGAATATATGTTCTATCAACCAATGCTCCTGATGCAACACCAATACCAAATTGATTGTATGCTGCTGATGGAGATGTAATTCTCCAATAATAACGCTGACATAGCTGAAGTTCTGTTGTGTAAGGTCTATAGTCAAATGATGTAGCTGTAGAGCCTTTTTCTAGTTGAACGCCTGTGATGTAGAAGGTAGCACCGTTAGTGCCTACTACAGATGTTGCGCCTGTAGCAGATAAATACAAACCTGCTGCCCATGAACCTGCCGTTGTAGAATATGTTGAACCTACGCCCATGCCAAATCTAATAGTAATACCAATACCATTTGTAGTAAGCCAAGTTCCAGAAGTATCTCCAGCAATTGTAACTGATATTTGAGTCCATGTATTTGCTGAAGAAATAGTATAAGTAAATGGATATGACCTATTTTGAGCTGAATTAGTTACAACACCTCCAAATGTTCCTGTTAACGAACTATAAACCCATGCAGATAAAGTAACTGTTTTAGCATTTGCAGTTCCCCATGCTAAATCTGATACATTTAAACCCTCTATAGATTGTTGAACAACAAAATAATCAGTTGATGTAACAGAATAAGCAGATGATGAATTAAATCCAAAATAATTTGAAAATCCAACAGGAGGCGTTACAGAACCTTGATTTTGCTGGCAAGTCAATTTGCTATTTTGTGATACGGCTACTAACCATCTATCTAATACATAACTTGTTGATGTTGTTGGAGTGAAACTAGCCCCAGCATTACGCTGGTCAATCATAAAGGCTCCATTAATTATGCGGTTACGGAACCCAAGTCCACCAGTAAATGGTGAAGTAGTCTGTGTACTAGCATCGTTAAACTGTATTTGTGAGCCTGATACTGAAATACTCATTATTTAGCCCCCAATTGTGCTTCTAAAGCTGTTACTTTAGCGTTTAGTTCTTGAATAGCTGCTGTTAATGTAGCTACTAGGAATGATGTATCAATGCCTTGATATTGTGGATTTCCGTCAGCATCTACAGCATCTTTCTCGCCTGTTACGCAGTCAGGAACTACTGCTTGTAATTCATGTGCGATAAAGCCTTGACCATCAGAACCATCTGCTTTCCATGTATAAGTAACAGGTTTAAGCAACGCTACTTTTTCCAATGCGCCTGTCATTGGCATTACATTTTCTTTTAAACGATAATCTGAAGTAGTGTTGTATGCAACAGCACTTGCACTGCTTTTTGTAATTGTTCCAATTTCCGTTGCACTTGCACCCCATCTAAATGATAAAAAACGGAATCCATTTGGCGTTGAAGCATTAGGGTCAACAAATTGTGTAAGTGGACCATCACCCGTTGTATCAAATGTAAAAGCTGCTGTGCCAGAAGCGGTAAGTTGGACACCAGCAGTTGTAGTGCTTGCAGATGTTTTACCCACCAACACATTACCACTAGAATCAATACGCATACGTTCTGTAGAACTTGAACCAGTCGCAAATCCAATAGAATTAGCAGTACCTAATCCACCAATTTTCCACATCTCTGTTCCAGCATTTCTACAACCAATGGCATTGTAATTAGCACCAGTAGAATTTGCTGCATCTACAAAAATAGTAGCTGCTGTGACATTTGAATTAGCGTTATAAACTCTTAACGTAGTATCAGCATTTATATTTTGAACAACATCAAGCACATTTGCAGGACTACTTGTACCAATTCCTACTTTACCAGCAGATGTTACACGCACTTGCTCTGTAACTGTACCACTAGCAGTCGTATATAACTCTAAATGTCCGTTACCTGTGCTATCTTCATAGCCACCAACTTGAGCAGCTACTGGAGTTGTAGCATTACCGAATTGAACGTAATCTCCGCTATTGGTAGGTATTGTTTGTTTAATTGGCATTTGTTACCTCAATCCATGATGTAGTTGCTTCATCCCAGAGATAAATACCATCTGTAGGCATAGCAACTGGTGCTTCCCATAACCATGTACTTTCATTTAGAACCCATGAAGCATATGGTTTAGGTGCGTAGAACACATCGTTTGTTCTGTCATAAGTATAATCAATACCAGCATAATTGCCACGCAATGGTCTATTCTCTGGATGTTGATTTCCATAAGTATTGTAAGATGTCTGAATCCACTCACCAGCAGATGTATCTACAAAAGTATCAAAGAACTCTTGTTCTGCAACGATAACTTGGATAACTTTTCCATCCAAAACTTTAGCAAAATGGCTCATGCTGTGTAACTCCCACTAGATGTAAATTTAATAATAGTATTCGAACCTGATGTAGTAACTGTAGGTGAGCCTGTAGTTGTGCCTGTATAGTTTGCTGTAGGAATTGAAATAATTACAACACCAGAACCGCCTGCCCCTGCATTAGCTTGACCATTGCCACCCCCACCATTGCCTGTATTTGCAGAGCCAGCAGTTCCTGATACAGCTCCACCAGCAGCATAAGTTACAGAAGAGCCTGTTATTGATGATGCTGAACCTATACCAGCAGTTGATGTACTCCCTGCTCCTCCTGCGCCACCGCCACCGCCACCATTAGATGCGCTACTAGAGCCACCAGCATTGCCTTGCCCAGAAGTAGCTGTACCCCCAGTACGACCACCACCACCATAAGCACCACCACCGCCGCCAGAGCCACCATTTAAACCTACGTTATCTTGACCGCCACCACCACCGCCGCCAATTGCAGTTAAACTAAAAGCTGTTGAATTGTTACCATTGCTGCCATTATTGTTTAATGCGCCAGTATATGTTGCACCATTTCCACCAGAACCAATAACAAAAGAATAAGTTGTTCCTACAGTTAATGTAGTTGTTCCAGATAAAAGTCCACCTGCACCACCACCGCCGCCTTGTCCGCCACTACTATAACCAGTACCACCACCAGCACCACCAGCAATTAATAAATATGTTGCTGTATATTGTTGTGCATTTGTGCTTGTAACAGCAAACCAATAAGTACCACTATATATTTCCATAACTCCAGTTGTTGTATTATATCCCATTTGACCTGTAATAGGACTTGATGGACGTGTAGCAGTAGTCCATGAAGCATTTGTAATACCATTAGTTCCATTAAGAATAATACTCATAGAATCACCCAGTTAGAACCACTTGGAACAGTTACACTTACGCCACTTGCAATAGTAATTGCACCTACTGACATCGCATTTGCACCTGTAGAAATAGTGTAGTTTGTATCAATAATTGCTTTATTTTCTACAATACCTGTGGTCATTGCTTCTTTTTTAGCAGGATATGTCACAAATACTTGTTTAGTACCTGTACCAAATGTTACTAAAGATCCAGAATTGCTAGAAGCCAATACAGTATCACGAGATAATGAAGTGGTAGAGTGCGTATAAGTGCCAATACCTACTTCCCAAGCGTTATTTGTAGAATCAGAGATGCAGTAGTAAGTAGAATTTCCTGTACCTACACCACTATTGAAAGATTGAAAACCATTTGAAGCACCAGCAAGCGTAAAAGCTCCAGTTCCAGTGGAAGTAGAGCTTTCCTGTACACGATCAGATAGAACTAAAGCCATCAGGCTTCTCCTAGCTTAATGTTACTGTCAAATTGCCTGATGCAATCTTGAAAATATCGCCAGTTTCGATTGTCTTTGCTGCGTCTAGCGGAGTATGGTAAAGTAAATTACCACCAGTTGAATTATCACGTAAACCAATCCAGCCTACAGTACCCCAGTTAGCAGTTGCTTGTGGGAATGTAACGTCAGCGTTAGATGCTGAAGATCCATTAGTTGGAGCTGCAAATGTTACTGATTGGCGAGCATATGAGCCACCAGATACTTCTGTACCTGTGTCTGCATCTGTAGGATCTGATGTATAAAGTGCTACATAAATCGTAGATGGAGCTGTGTATGTTGTGCCACGAATTGTGCCATTGATTAAGGCATTTTCTAAATAGTTTGAAATTTCAGACATGATGTATCCTTTATCTTACTGCTACTGTCATTGTTAATGGTGAACCTGCGTACTCGCCTTGATCGTCTGATACAGATAAAGCATCCTTGCCACGTTGGTATAGATTTGCCCAAGTAGTAAGACGCTCATCATTCATCAAGTAAGGCTCTGCCTCCGCTAATGCACCATAGAGCAATAGGTCTGGGCAATTAGCTAAAAATACGTTAGATGAGTTAGTGCTGCTCAAGTATGCTGGAGCTGCGTAATAAAGCATCTGAAGCGTATAGTTAGTGTCTGGAATTGGCGCTAATTGAAATTCTTGTGCCAATGTTGTGTAATTTGTTGGTCTACCTGTGATGGTAGAGAATGTATTTCGATAAAATACGTTTGGAGCATCATACTTCAATGTATAGATTGGATTAGTATTAAGATGCAAATCACGCATCTCTAGGAAGTCAGATGGAAGCTCCACAGTGCTATCATTTGCTGTTGTAGTAGTCGTTACCACCTTCAACATAACACGCAATCTCAACTCTCTCTGTAGACGATTCTCTGCAAGTTGAATAAATGTAGGAATCATTGCAGTCAAATCTGTACGTGCCAGATAGCTTGCAATTGTAGCCTGTAAGTCAGAGTAAGTTGTAAATGCAGCCATTAAACTCTCCCAGCCCTTGTTCTAAATACCTGATTATCAGGATTGTTGAGCCATTCTTTGAAACGCTTCATATCGATTACCGTGAAGCCACGAGTGATGCCTTGCTTTTCAAGGTCTTGGAATACTACGAGAGGGATGCGAGCTACTCGATTACTTAGCTGCCCATCGCTCCATTTTGTCTTTGCATCGGTTTCATTGTAATCAGCCTTATTAGCCTCAATGATTGCACCGATATTCTGTGATTTTTTGACGATTAATTGATCGCCATGATCTTCAAATTCTGTGGTGTCTACACCATTAAATATTTTTTCTGCCATTTTAAAAAGGAGGAGATTTCTCCCCTCCCTTCCCCTATATATTAGGTCAAGTCAGCAATCAAGCCGTGTGCTGCTTCGTTGTTCACTTGCAATGTGTATTCCACAAGCAATTGAGTTTGCTCAGAGTCACCAACTTTAGCCAATTCGTTTGTTTGGAATGGGCGTAGGTAAGCAACAGAAGCCATCTCTGTGTCAACTAAGAAAGCGCAGTCATCTGAGTCGCTGTTTGGAATGAAACGATCTGGAACGATTTGGATGATACCGAAATCTGAAACAAATACGTCAGCAGCGTTGATGATTTGAGCTTGTTGTGAAGCTGGAACATCACGGTAACGAGTAGCAATGCCAGTGAATGTTGAAGCAACAACTTTTTGAGCTGGAGTTACGAACAACATTGTTGGTGAGCCACCGTTTGTGTAGCATGATTGCATTACTGATGTGATCATTGCTTGTGTGAAAGCACGGTCTGTACCTGTACCACGAGCAGTTGTACCACCAGCACCAGCAGTACCGCCAGAACCTAGAGATACGTTAGATGCTAACCATGTTTGCAAGCCACCCAATGTACGAGCAGTTGAAGAGCCGTTACCATCAGCAGCAACGTTGTTTGAAAGCAATGTAGCTTCCATGTCACGTTTCAATTCGCTAGATGCTTTAGCCAATTGGTACGCTTTTTCTGAACGACGACCAGCTTTGTTAACTGTGTCCAAAGTACCAGAAATCTTAACAGTTTTTTGGCTGATTTGAGTGCGGTTACCCATACGTACTGTAGGAGTAAGAGTTGCTGAAGAAGCGTCTGCACCTTCGATTGCTGCGTTAGTTGTTGATGCAGCAGCCAATGTGTCAGTTTGCCATTCATGGTAACGAGCAGTAGCATTTGAGCGACCGATTGAGTTCATGAAAGGTGTGTCTGTTGGTGCAATGTTGTAAATTGTATCGATCAAGTCTTCACGTTGACCAATAGCTTGGTAGGTTTGATACGTAGCCATAATTATTCCTTAGTCTATAAATTGTTCAAATATATTTGCAGCATCACGGACTCTGCCAGAGCTGCGTAGTTGATTCTTTGCTCGCTTCATCTTGTCATGGTCTGTCGTTTTGACACCACTACCAGATTTAAGCGTTTTTGGCGCTTCACTCACTCGCTTCGTGACTTGTGGTTTAGCTTGTTGTAACTTGTCGTACTGCATAGCCTTGTATAAGGTAATGACTTGACGATGATCTACGACATTCGACAAATCCTCATCACTGAAGCCGACACTCTTAGCAAACTTACGTATATCACCACGTAATGATTCGCCCTTGTCAGCATCTGCGAACTCTGGGATCGCTTTCGCCAATTCCTGAGCTTGGTTAGCTAGGTACATCTGCATATTCTGACGATATTCCGCTTGTTGCTCTTGAGCAATTCGTTCACGTTCAGATCTTACAGCCTGTAACTGCTTATCCTTTTGCTGCATCTCTGCAACTTTTACCGCATATCCAATAGGATCAGACTCTTTGAGTGAGTCAATGTCTTCGTTTGAATCTTGAGCTGCAAGCATTTGCTCAATCATCTGCAACCTTTCAGCATAAGCATCACGGAGCTGCTTTGCCTGAGTAACAGCACTCTGTTCAGCCTCTAGAGCCTTACGTTGTTCTGCTAACTGTTGCGTTTTCCTAGTGTAATCAGCACCTTGTTGAGCATAATTCACTAATTCGTCTTCAGATAGTTCTAGCTCTTGACCACCAACCTTGACTCGGAAAGTCTTGGATTCTGGCTCTTCACTAGAGTCTTCTGACGTATCGTCTTCATACTCGTCTACTGGTACTTCTTCACCTGATTCTTCTTCTACCTCTACTGGCTCTTCTGCTTGCCCTTCGATGGGTGCTTCTTCGCCACCTAGTAAGTTGAAAAATGAATCTGCTGCTTCACGGATTGTGCCTTGTGGCTGGGGATTTTCACTCCCTGATGGGTTAGTGACTTGATCTACCATTTTGTTATTTCCTTGTATGCCAACTTCGCTTGGCTAGACGTTTCCTAGAGAATCTAGAAAATCTTCCAGCGCTTTTCAACTATCTTTATGTCTGCTGCCATCGATTCAATAGCTGCAAAGATTTGGTTATATGCGCTAATCATTCGATAAGCATTTTCACGCTTACCAATGTCATCTTGATTGGAATTTACGATATTGTTTATCTCAACATCTCGTAATTCATTGAATACTTCTTTGAAATTGTCACTATCTAATAGGCTTTTAGCCCACTCTGCTCGATTCATCGTTAAGAGTTCCGCCTAAATTATTGTTTTATATTAGCAGATTTCTGTAAATTGCTCAATGAATTTATTGCATTCATGACAGAATCAAGTTGTGCCATATTGTTACTGCCTTGTGCTTTTTCTGCTTCAATTTGCAGCTTCATTTCCTTGAGTGCAATGTCTGCATTGTCTTTTGCAGCCTTTTGTTGCAGCTCTAACTGCTTACGTTGATTCTCAAGATCCATCTTTTGACGCTCTAGATCATTTTTAGCTGCATCTGTCTGTGCTTTTAGCTCTGCTTTTGCTTTTTCTACCTCTGCATACATCTTAGCAGCCTCTGAAGTAGGATCTGCTGGTGCGTTAGCAGCCTGTTGCTTAACTTGAGCTTCAATTTCTGGTGTAATTGTATTCAAGAATGATGTTGTATCCTTGAAGCCAGCCATTTCAATCATGCGAGCCAGTGTTTTTTGGTACTGTTCTAGTGAAACTAGTGGGTTATTCACGCCATATGTCTGTAAAACTTGCTCTTGCTTCGCCATAATCATTTGTAGAACAGCGATTTGCTCTTGTCGGTTACCGTTACCTAGACCAACATTGATAGATACGTTGTACTGGTCTTTCCATTCACGAGGATCGAATGAAACCCATTGACCATTCAATCGAATTGCTTGTTCACGGTCTTGATATTTACACAATAGATGCAAGATGCCCTTAAACAATGAGCGAACACCAGTTTCTGCAAAGATACGTGCGATTAATTCTAATTTGCCAGTAGATTGCTGTGTCATTGCTGCTACGGCTGTCGCTGTAGTGTTCTGAAGCACGTTTGTATCCAAGCCCTGCTGTAGGTCTGAAACACCTGTTCTCTTCGCTTGTACGCCATCTAAATACTCAAACATAGGGAATGTCTGACCAGCAGTATTCGCCACGTTCAATTGAGTCACAGCGCCAGCAGATTTAGCACGAATCACTCCACCAGCAGTAGACGTTAACAAGTCATCATAGTTCACTTGACCTTCAATCGCTACAACACGAGCATTGTTAGTCAAGTATAGGTTATTGAATAGCTGACGAGTAAGCGTTGTCTTCTCTAGCTGGATGTCCATTGTTCGATCAGCCATAGACTGACCAAAGAATTTGTGTGGAATTGGGAATGGGCATACAGAGTGGAATGGAACGTAGTCGCATTCATCTTGCTCAAGAATGAAATTACCACCCATTACGATGCGATGTAGTGAGTTGAATCCTTCACCTTCAAAGTCTGCCTTGATGTAACATTCAAAAATCTCAACCTCTTCCATAGAAGGATCTTGTGATGGAATCCAATCTGGAATCTCACCATTAGAGTAACGTGCTAGACGCTCTGGTGCGTATGTTAGACGATCACCAACAGGAATCTGCATTACCTTATCTTTATCGTAACCCATAGCAACCAAGTCACCACGTGGCAAGAAGCGTCTGTGTGCTACGAATGAAGCGTCTTCGATAGTTGCTGCACGCTTGTCAATGATGAACTCTTCTGGCGGTACGTTCTCGATAACGATACGGCTATTATCATCAGTACGCTGAATAGTGATATCGTATGTTGAATATTCCATGCCAGCAGCATCGATGCTTGTATTGACATTTTGCTTAACTACTTCAAACTCGCCATCAGCCAATAGCATTGCAAGTTCGTCTTCTGTTAGGTTTTTGTACTTCTCTTTTGTAGTATCTTTATTTGATTGCCAGTAAGCCTTTACGATACCATTCTTCTGCATCAATGCATCTTTAAACCAATTGTGTAGGATCAAGAAGCCATCATTCTGCTTATAGAATACCCAGTTAGCCATTTGGGTTGCCTGTTTAGCAAACGGCTCATCACCATCCTTAACTGGCTCATATTGCACTGCGTCTTCGTTAGAAGTAAACACACGAATCAATTGTGGCAGCGCACCATCAACAGCTTCTGCTACTTCACCAGTAACGATAGAACTTTGACCATCTACCTCATTACCGTATGGATTGCGTAGATATGCATTAAGCGCATTGGCTCGATCCTCTACGGTTTCTGTTTCTAGATAACCGATAGCATTATCGATCTCTGCATTTAAAACGAC